CGTACAAAGTCTCCGTCAACATACTGTTGTTCAGCTGCTGTATCGGTTATTTGCTTATTGAAGCCAGGTCGTATATTTATCAAATTCAATGGCATAGAGATATTATAACTTATTTTAAAAGTTAATGTAATGCGGATGTGTTTTATAAATCTAAACTAATAGCCCTATTATCATACTTATATTTACTGTAAGGGCCATTTTGATCTACATAATGCAGGAAAGCTTGGGCATGCCAATCACCTTCGAAATTTTTTCTGTAATGATTAAGTTCACATCCTAAATAAATACATGCATCTCCAGGATTCATATCGACAGGTGTATTTTCCATGTAAATAGGCCACGGTGTTCCGTCACTGCCATACATTACAGTAACCGAAATCTCGCAAGAAGGTCTATCTTTATGGGGCTTTAATTCAGCATTATAAGAATAAACGCGCATAAAACCATAAGTTGGAAAAAGTTTTAAACCTGTTTCTTTTTCCATAAGTGGCAATTTATTCAATAGTAAACTTTCCGAAAGAGCATCTTGATAAAAAAAGGTATCTCCGTTGTTGTTTTGCACTAAATCAAAAGAGTCGTAATTATTTTTGTGTTTAATTAAACTATATGTTTTAGCGAGTTCTAATTCATCTGAACTTAAAAAGTTTCTTACTATTTTAAATTTATTTTCTCTTATACTGCCCATGCTACAATCGAATACCTTGTTCCTTTTGTTACTGGCACAACTTTATGCGGATATAAAAAATTACTAGGCCATATAATAACTCTATTTGGTATTTTTTCAATTCTTAAAATTTCTTCTGTGCAATTAGGGTTTCCAAAAACTAAATTACCTTCTTCATAATCGTTGTTAAGCAAATAAATCAAGGAAAGCGTTCTTGGAGCAGTGGCATGATGATCTGAATGAAATGTATAGTGCCCATGATTTTGATATTTTAAAATAGTTATTTCACTAAATTTTGTTAAACAAGCATCTAAAGAAAATTCTTTCTGATATTCCATACACAGATTTCTAAAACAATGCGCTAAAAAATTATGCCAATGAAGTTCTGTTTTACTTTTTGAATTTAAATTAAATTGTAAATTTTCTACTTTTCTTATGTTTGGATCAATAATATTATTCTGATTTTCAGTTATTATTCTGGCTTCTTCAAAACTTTCAGATTTTTTATCAATCCATTTTAACAAAGAGCTTAATGCACTTAATGGCATTACTTCATCCCTAATATAAATAAAATCTTTTAATTCCATTTTTTCTTAACCCAAATCATGTTTTTATACCTATTTATAAATTTTGTAAAATAATTTGATCGATGATTAATATCAGGTTTAGCATTGCCATTGATTTTTAATTTCCAATTTTCTCTTTTAAAAGGAATGATCTGCACGTAAGGAGTGCCTTGTTTGAAAATTTTATCAAAACTAGGATACTTATCATTATTTATGAGGATAGGAAAATTGATCCAATCATGAAATCTATCCGTGTCTACTATAGCATTAATTATGTAAAAATGGTCCATTTCATTATAAAATGGAGAAACGAATAAACAAGAATAGCCTTTCGGTGTTTTTATTTTCCACGGATTCAAAATTTTAATTACACTCACATTACCGTTTTTGTTTGCCATAAATGTACAGCTACCTCCAACCTGCTCTAAAGGATGATGTTGAGGAGTGGATGTGTTCATATTATATTTAACACAATCATCATTATTTAGAGTTTCAGACAAAGCAAATTTATAATAAGATTCTTTGTTTTCTGTATCAGGATTATAGCGATTATGAACGATATGTAAGTCTTGTGGCAAAGGCAAAACGTAACCTGCTGATATACTATCTAGAAAAGGAATACATCCTTTAATATTTTTATTATCTATCGTGTGTGGTGAAACTTTTTTAAACCACTCTGGAAGTGATTTTCTTATGGGGTATGGTTTTATAGAATCTATTTTAGATAAATCTTTATGAATATTAAATTCTATAACATTATTTAACAACATGAAGGAAGTAATATAACTACCTTAAGGACATTGCAATATACTTTTTGAAGGGTAACCTGATTGATTATTAAACCACTCTTGAAATGTTTCGTAACTTAAGGGAAATGTTAAAGAAGCTATGTCCACCTCTTCTAATTTTTGTTTGTAATCAGCCCAATATGTATCATTTGGATTAGCTAAACAATAGGCAGTTACTTGAGGTAAAAATCTATTTTGTATTAATTCATTTATTTCATTTTTAGCTTCCTCAGCATTTATAGAAGCATTGTTATAATAAACTGCATCATCCATAAAAGTTTCTTCAACAGTTTCTCCATTTAAAGTTAATGATGATTTTAAATTTTTAGCGTTATTAAATTGATCTTCGGTCAAAGTCTTTATAACTGCTCCTTCTTTAAAAGCAGATAAAGTATTTTTTTCTTCCTCTGATTCTGCTACACCATTACATTGGTTATTTATAAAAAAACCATATCTAGCCATATTTTATGACCCTGTTCCTATATTTTCAAAAATTGCTAATCCTCCTGCTTGTCCTGATGGTGCTTGTACAGAAGCGGGCTGGCCTGGACCTGCATTTCCACCTGTTCCTAACATAGGAATATATCCAAAGTATTGATTTCTCATATCTGTATTTTGAATATTAGGAGTAATTGGAGTATTTGATGCATTCCCTACCACTCCAGCACTTCCAGGGTTTGAAAAAGCTCCATTACCACCAGTACCACCATTAACATTAAATACACTCGCCAAACTTGTAGCTCCGCCAGTCTGGCCTGCCTGGCCTGTTTGGTTACCAGGTCTTGATTGGCCTCCATTACCACCTGCTCCAACTGAATAAGGATTAGAAAACGGCGCACTTATAGGAGTTGTGTATGCTGCAAATCTACCTGTACCTCCTACACCTCCAGATCTCGTACGTCCAATATTTCCGCCGCCTCCGCCGCCTCCGCCTGAAACAGCGTAAATTAAAATTTGAGAAGCTCCTGCACTTGCAGTATAAGTTCCTGAAGCAGGTCCTTTAGTGGATAACGTTGGAACAAATCCACCTGCTCCAGCAGATCCTGAAGACGCTGCAGTTATTCTTCCTTGCTGGTCAACAGTAATAGTAGCTGATGTGTATTCAGCTGGCGTGACCGCTGTGTCTGATAATTGATCTGGACCTACTGCATCGTTTGCAATTTTAGCCGTTGTAATCTGATTATCAGAAATTTTAGCCGTTGTAATTTGATTATCTGAAATTTTAGCCGTTGTAATCTGATTATCAGAAATTTTAGCCGTTGTAATTTGATTATCTGAAATTTTTGCAGTCGTAATTGCATTATCATCAATTTGAGCCGTTGCAATTGTTCCGCCTAAAGTATTTAAAGCAATTTCATTTAAATTAGTTCCGTCAGAATAAGCTGCTACAATTGCTGCTTCTCCTGCTGTGAAACCAGTCCCTGAAGCTGTTTTTATCGTTAAGTTAGTAACACCACTTACTGCTGATAAATCAAAAATGTAAAATTTTTCAATTGAATCTGGAATAGTTACAATCGAAGCTGAAGTTAAAGTTCCAGTAAATTTTAAAACCATATTTCTTGCATTTGAGATAGTTTTATCTGTCATTGCAAGAGCAACAGTTCCTCCATCCGTAAGTGCTACTGCTTCATAACCAGCAATTGCTTGTTGAATAAGATTTAAATTGTTATTTGTATTATCACCCCACGTACCAGCGTTTTCGCCAGTGACCATGAGTTCTAGTTTAAGATCTGTTGAATAACTTGATGTCATAAATTTTTATTTCTCCTATTCTTGGATTTTACTCCTATTAAGCTGCCAGGTCAACATCAGACCATGTAACTTGTGTTCCTACATCAACCTCAGCCCATGCTATAATATTAGGCGAACCTGTAGCTATAGTCAAGCCAGATCCCGTCACAGGTACATCTGCATTAGCTTGAACAGTTATTGCACCAATATTGGCTGTTAATGATATACCTGTTACTGAGTAAATACTTACTGGAATAATGTCTCCCACAGCCCCTGTAATAGATTGCCCTGTCAATTCAACGGTAACGTCTGTAAAGGCTGTTTCATTTCCAATAAAAGTAGATAATTGTTGGCCTTCTACAGATACAGTAACATCAGTAAATGCGAATTCGTCACCTATTTCAGTCGTTAAAGAGTTTCCAGTTACATCAACATCAGCATTTGCTTGTACCGTTTCGTTGCCGATGTTTATTTGAGCTGAAACTCCACTTACTTCTTGAATGTAATTAGCAAATACAAAGGTATCTCCAGATAATGTTGTCTGTAATCCATTTTCAGTTGCAT